TGAAGATGCTCGAATACGTGTATCGCGGTTCACCGTGGGTCGACTTGAATTCCATCGAATCGGAGGCCAGGGCGCTGCTGAAGACCGATCCGACGCAGGCGGAACGTTTCTTCGGGAACCGTCTGGTGCAGGGTGGCGGCGCATGGCTTGAAGACGGATTGTGGGAGAGCTGCTATGCCGGCACATGAACTCTGGTTGCCGAACCCGCCCAAGGGCACACGCGTATGCGCAGGCTTCGACGGTTCGGAGAACGACGACTGGACGTGCATCAAGATGGAGACCCTTGACGGGCTGGTATTCACTCCCCGTTACGGGCCTGACCAGCGTGCGACCATCTGGAACCCAAAACAGTGGGGCGGACGCATTCCCCGCGCCGAAGTGTCCGCCGCATGGGCGGAACTCAATGACCGCTACAGGATCGAACGCGCCTACTGCGACCCCGGTTTCCGCGACGAACTGTCATGGGAGTCGGAGATAGAGGCATGGGATCGTGCCTACGGGCCGAAGAAGTTCATGCCGTGGAGCATGTCCGGCAGTTCCCGCATCGGAGCCGTCTACGAGGCGCTGCGCCGCTTCGAAGCAGACCTGACTACACACAGGATCACTCAGGACGGGTGCCCCATCACCCGAACCCACATGATGAACGCGCGCAAGGTCGCCAAGACCCTGGAACGTTACGGGTTAGCGAAACCACAGCAAAACAGGAAGATAGACGCCGCCGTGACCAGCGTGCTCGCCCACGAGGCCGCATGCGACGCACGGGCCGCCGGCTGGGGCGCACGCAAACACAATTACATGCTTACCGGATCATCGACCAGAAGGAGGTACTGATGGAGTACAGCCAGCAGGATCTGTCCGCATTGGCGAACCGTCTGGCCGACAAGATCCAGTTCCGCCGCCCCAGCATCGGCACCCACACCGATTACGTGCTCGGCAAACGCGGCAAACTCAAGTTCGCGTCCAAGGAATTCAAACGATACATGAGCGACCGGTTCTCCGACTTCTCGGACAACTGGTGTCTCCCGGTGGCGCAGGCACCGGTGGAACGCATCAAGTTCAAGGGCTTCACACCCTATGACGATGTGAATCTCGGCACAGGCATCATGAAATGCCTCGACCGCAATGATTTCGAGCGCGGTCTGCAGGAGGCCGCGCTGATGATGACCACCACGGGCCGCGCGTTCGCCCTGGTCACACAGGTCGACGGCAGGGCCCGCATCACGTTCGAGCATCCTGACAGCGCCGCCGTCATCTACGACGCGCGAACCGGCCAGCCGTCCGCCGGCTTCCTCATCCAGCAGGGCGACGACAAGGAGTACGGCACCCTCATGGTGCCCGGCTGGACGGTCAGCATGGAACGCAAGAGAATGCTCGATTTGACCGACCAGCGCGTTCCGCCCGACGTGTACGGCTGGGAGATGCAGGAGCCTCAGCCCACCGGCCTGGGCACGATTCCGCTGCGCGAGTTTCGCAACCAGATGCTGCTGGACAATGCGCCGATCAGCGACATCGCGCATGTCGAATCGATGCAGGATACGGTCAACGTCGTATGGGCGTACCTGCTGAACGCATTGGATTACGCATCATTGCCCGCACGAGTCATTCTCGGCGGGGATCCGCTCGTCGAGCCGGTCTACAACGAGGAGGGCCAGCAGGTCGGCGAGAAACCCATCGAACTCGACAAGCAGGTTTTGGAACGCATCTACCAGTTCACCGGCGACAACGTGAATCTGGGCGAATGGTCAAGCTCGAACCTGAACGTGTTCATTCCGGTCATCGAGAAGGCCGTGGAGCATATCGCCGCCGAAACCCGCACCCCCGGCCATTACCTGCTGACGAACGCGGAAGTGCCGGCCACCGGCTACGAGGTCGCCGAAGCCGGTCTGGTATCCAAGACCATCGAACGCATCAGCTTCCTCAAAAGCCCGATCCGCGACATCTGCAGCATCGCCATGCGCTATGAGAACGACGTGCAAGAGGCGGATATCATCGCCGATTCCAAGGTGCAGTTCGCGACCCCACAGTATCGCAGCGAGACGCTGATGGCCGACGCGATGCTCAAGTACAAGCAGCTGGGCTTCCCGATCCAATGGGTCGCCGAGCAGATGGGTCAAAGCTCCGACGAGGTGCAGCGCATCATGCGCATGCGCGCCGATGAAATGGCCGACCCCGAACTCGAGTCGTTGAACCGGGCCCTGCAGATCGGAGGCGCTGATGGCGGTCGAATCGCAGGTGCTGGCGTACAGTCAGAAACGGCTGGCGACATTGGAGCTGGCGGCGGACCGGGCCGCGCGCAGAACATGGAACAGGGTCGACGCGAATAACATCGAGGCGTCGTGGAAGTCGATAAGCCGCGACTTCCTCACCCTGTTCTCCACGATCCAAACCAAGTCGGCCGAGACGGCCATCGACGCGAGCGGCATGATGCTCGCCGAACAGGGCGTGTACGTCACGCCACACGCCCTGGCCAACCCGAACGCCTTCGCTGGATGGGCGCCGTCCGGCATCGACATCGCATCCTACTTCCAGTCGCCCGTATTCGCCGTGCTGCATGCGATCCGCACCGGCATCTCGCCGTTGGAGGCGTTGGAGAGCGGCCGGAACCTGCTCGTCATGCTCACGTCGCTGGCGGTCATGGACACCGCTCGCCAGGCGGAATCACTGGACATCACCAGCCGGCCCAAAGTCGGCTACATCCGCGTCGAATCCGCCACCTGCTGCGACCGATGCATGCTGCTGGCCGGCAAATGGTTCCGTTTCAACGAGGGGTTTCTGCGTCATCCGCACTGCCATGGCCGCCACGTGCCCTGCAAGCAGGGCATGGCCAAACAACAGGGGTGGATCAGCGACCCGATGGAAGGCTTCAAAAACCTCTCCCGCGAGGAGCAGGACAAGCGTTTCGGCGCGAACTACGCGCAGGCCATCCGTGACGGCGCGGACATCTACCAGGTCGTCAACTCGAAACGCGGCATGCAAAGGGTAGGCAAAGGCTATACGGCGTTGACCACCAGCGAAGGCGCCACCCGATACGGGTGGGCCAGCATGCAATACTCGCAGCAGACCGGCCGGAAGATGAAACGCCGCCTGTCCATCGACGGCATCTACTCCCTGTGCGGAGGCAACCGAGAGAAGGCCATCGCCGCGTTGAAGGCCAACGGCTACTGCGTGGACAACGACTGGCGAGGCAAGGTCCCCGAGATCCGAAAAAGCATGTGGCTGCACGACAACACGTACCGTCAGGGGCGCGTCGAACTATTGACCGCCGCCGAGAAGCGCGTGCAGACCGCGAAGCTCCGCTACGAAGCCGTATTGGAAGGACGCAACCCGAACGACGGGCGCATGCCGCTCACCCCCGAGATCGCAGCCCAATGCGAACGCGAATACCGCCGATGGGTCACCTCCGGCGGACAGATTTTCCAGCAATGATCCAGCGAATCGAAAGGAAGAACATGGATCCCGCAAACCAGAACCAGCAGACGGACGACAACGAAGCCAAGAAGCCGGAGAACACCGGCGGCGAGGATTGGCAGTCGAAGTTCGAAGGCCAGCGGAAAGTGAACCGCGACCTCGAAAAGAAACTGAACGAAGCCTACGCCAAGGCCGACAAGGTCGACGAACTCGAGAAGCAGATCGCCGCCCTGCAGGGCAAGGAGGCCGAATACGAGGCCGCCAAAAAAGAGCAGGCCGTCAAGGACGAAGCCCTTGCCGCCGCCAACCAGCGCATCCTCAAGGCCGAAGTCCGCGCCGCCGCCAGCGGCAAGCTCACCGACCCGTCCGACGCGCTGCGCTACCTCGACCTGTCCAAGTTCACCGTCACCGACGACGGCGGCGTGGACTCTCAGGCCATCGCCGGCGCGATCGGCGAACTGCTGGAACAGAAGCCTTATCTCGGGAAAGCCGAGCAAGCACCCTCGGGTGCGAACATCACGCCGCCCAGCGGAACGCGGGACGGCGACCACCATCAGGGTCAGCTCACCCGAGACGACCTGAAAACCATGAGCCCCGCACAGATCGTCAAAGCCCAACAGGACGGGCGTCTGAAGGATCTGCTCGAAGGCAACTAACCGGAAGGAGGCCTTAAATGGCCATCACCAATTTCATCCCCGAACTGTGGAGCGCCAACATCCTGCTGGAACTCCAGAAGAACCTCGTCTACGGTTCCGCCGTGAACCGCGACTACGAGGGAGACATCGCCAACTACGGCGACACCGTGCACATCACCGGCATCGCGCACATCAGCGTCGGCGACTACACGGCCCACAACGAGATCACCATCGAACCGGCCACCGACAAGAACGCCGGCGAACTCGTCATCGACCAGTCCAAGTACTTCGCGTTCGAGATCGACGACATCGAGAAGCGCCAGGCCATGAGCAACCTGACCGCCGCCTACAGCCAGGACGCCGCCTACCAGCTGCGCGACCTGACCGACCAGTATCTGGCCGGCCTCATGGCCGCAGGCGCGAAGAGCAAGCTCGACCCGCTTTCCGGTGCCACCGCCACCAAGGCGTACGACACCATCGTGGACCTGGCCACAGCCCTCGACAAGCAGAACGTTCCCGACGCGGGCCGTTGGGTCATCGTCAACCCCGACTTCTACGGCCTGCTGCGCAAGGACACCCGTTTCATCGCCGGCACCGAGTCCGCGCATTCCACACTGCTCAACGGCGTGGTCGGCGAGGCCGCGGGAATGACGATCCTCAAGTCCAACAACGCGCCAGCCGCCAAGGGCGGCACCACCGAGGCCCCGACCGATGAGGGCAACGTCATCATCGCCGGCACCAACGCGGCCACCACGTTCGCCGAACAGATCGCCAAAGTCGAGGCCACCCGCAAGGAGAAGGGCTTCGACGACATCGTCAAGGGTCTGCACCTGTACGGCGCGAAGGTCGTCCGCCCCGAGGCTCTGGCCACCGTCAACTTCAAGGTTGGCAAGTGATGGCTGGCAACTACGAGGACATGCCCTACGTGGGAGAGGCGGGCCGCAAGGTCATGGAAGCGGAAACCGCCGACGAGCTCAAGTCGGCGGTCTCGGGCGGAAGCGAACCGCAGCGCGTCAGCGTCGACTCCCTCGACGGTGCCGGCACCACCGGCAAAGCCGTCATGAAGGCCAACGACGCCGCAGCCGCCCGTGCGGCCATCGGAGCCGGCACCGGCAACTCCAACTTTTCCGGCTCGTACAACGACCTGTCGGACAAGCCGACGATCCCCGCAGCCTACACGCTGCCCGCCGCCACGGCGAACGCGCTCGGCGGGGTCAAGCAGGTGACCCTCGCGGAGGACGCCAGCGCGGCGGACATCGTGACCGCGCTCAAGGCCGCCGGCATCGCCAAATAACCGTATAAGGGGTGACTCATGGACGCACTGGCAACGGTCAAGGACCTCGATTCATACGGCATCGAATACGCGGACGAGAACCTCGCAGGCAAGCTGCTCGAATCGGTTTCGGCTGCAGTGCGCGACGCCGCCGGCTGCCCCATCACACGCGGCGAATACACGGTGACCATTCCCAGTGAGACCTCGCGCAGACTGGATCTGCCGATGCGTCCAGTGCTTACCGTGAGCCGCGTGCTCGTGGACGGCGAGGAAACCGAGGATTGGAAGCTGCTCGGCAACGCCCTGTACAGGGAAAGCCTGTGGAGTCTGCCGAACATGGTCCCCTGTTCCGTCACCGTCACCATGCTCGCCGGCTATGATCCGATTCCACCGGACATCGTGCGCCTTGTGTGCAGCATGGTATCCGCCGGACTCGTCCAGCAGTCGAACGGCGGGCCCGGCGCGCACCGCGACGAATCGTATGCGCGCATCGACGACGTGCAGATCGGCTACCGCCAGGGCGATTCTGAGATCATCGACGCGCTCGAACTGCCGGAGGGCACGAAACGTGCACTCCGCAACCGGTTCGGCATGCGCGGTATCGCCATAGGGGTGTTCCGATGAACGTGCGGCACATTCTCAATCGAGGCCGTCAGCTCGCCGAATCGTTGATGACCGACCAATGCCGTGTCATCCACATGGGCAAGCCGGTCACCAACCCCAAAACGGGACTGGTCGAACCGGCCGTGGAAACCGTGTACGAGGGCAAATGCAAGGTACAGACATCCGGCGGTCTGGCCGCCGAGAACACGGAGGGCGGCATCGTCGAAGCATTAGGTGCCGTCACCCCCGTGTGGAGCATGTACCTGCATCTGCCTTACGGCATCGTCGGCTTGTTGCCGGGTGACGTGTGCGAGATAACCGAAGCCGCCGACCCGAACCTCAAAGGCAGGAAGCTCCGGTTGTTGAACATGCAGTCCGAAAAGTCGCATGCGACCGCGTGCCGGTGGAACGTGAAGGAGGTGGGCAACAGCAATGAGTGACGTGACAATCGACGCTTCGGAGTTGACCGCTTTCGGCCGCAGGGTCGCCGCCGCACACGCCAAAGCCTCGATCGCCGTCGCAAAGGCGGTAAAAAAAGGCGCGCAGAACGTCAAGGAAGGCATCACATCCGACCTGCAGACCTCATCGAACTACGCGATCAGCCGCATCGGCATCGGCTACGAAATGGGCAGCACCGGCACCACCATTTACGCGGACGTGAGCCCGCGCGACGGCGGAGCTTCCGATCTGGCCAACATCGCGTTCTTCGGCACCGCGAAAGGCGGCGGAACACACTGGTTCTACCAGTTCGCCGAACAGGAACTGCCCACGCTCGCCGAATACGTGGGCGACGCCGCAGACGACATGCTGATAGGAGCCATCGGATTATGAGCGTCATGGACTTGACCAATGCGGTTCTCGACATGCTGCCCTCCATGCCTGAGGGCGTGAAGGTCTACCGGCAGGAGGAGCCGTTGGAGTCGGAGATGCCGCCGTGGATCATCGCGCGCGTCTCCACCGACCGCCATGTGGCGGCGGAGACGATGCGTTTCACGGCCCACTCCGGACTGCTGGAGGTGCGGTCCGTGTCCACCACGGCCGATTCGGTCAACGTATGGTGTGACGACATGCTCATTCCATCGTTGGCCAACCGGGTCCCCTCCAGGCCACCGGGCTACACGGTGGGTCAGCTCACCCTGTACGAAGATTCCGGCGCGTATGCCGCCGGATTGACCGCCGACGACACCGCGCGCCGTTATCAGGTGCGCGTTCTCCGGTTCCGCTTCACGTGGAGCCGACCGTAGTTATTCACAATTTCGTTTTTCCAGAGCCCATGCCCATTCCGGGTGTGGGCTCCTGTTTTAAGGAGACATCATGGCCCTGAAACTGGGTACCGAGATCCCCGGCACGACCGCCGAGGGCAACATCACCACACTCTGGGTGCCGACCATCAACGACATCAAGGCGCCGACCCTGACCGAACTCGAGGCCGGCACCGACATCTCGAACTACGTCATGCTCGGCGGCTGGTCGTTCGACCCGTCGCAGGACACCGTAAGCGACCAGCGTGAGAACAGCACGCAGGATTTCGGAGCGCCGGGCCGCAAGAGCGTCGGAGACATCAGCATCGAGGTGATCGACAATACCAACACCGAGCACGAGCAGGACGGCAACGAGGCGGTCACCCTGATGCACGAGGGTGCCAAGGGGTACATCGTGCGCCGTCGAGGCATGGCCACCGACGCGGCACTCGCGGCCGGCCAGAAGCTGACCGTCGTGAGTGTGATCTGCGGCGAGAAGACGGTCATCAACCCGGATGCGAACACGATGATCCGCAGCAATATTCCGCTGTTCGCGTGCGCTCCGGGCTGGGAGTCCGAGACCGCCGAGATCGCCGCCGCGCAGTCCGGCGCCTGACCCATATACGTCCGTGCGGGGAGTCTTTTTTCTTCCCTTTCTCGCCTCGCACGGATCCCCATTTTTCAAATGGAGAACGGGAAGACACCATTTTGATTGAAAGGGAACCATCATGGCATTGGAAGTGAAACGCAAGCGCGTGGACGTGGATCTGATCCTCGACCAGGAAAAGGCCGAGCAGGTCGCAGCCCTAGGGGACGACCTGCAGCGTGCCGTGTCGCAGCATGTCACCGAAGGGGCCAACGCCGCCGCGAAACGCATAGCCAAGCAGATCGTGCAGCTACGCGATGAGGTCAAGGACCAGACCATCCGCATCACATTCGAGGCGCTGCCACTCTCCAAGTGGCGTCAGGTTCTCGAGGCGAACACCGTCACCGAGAACGGGATCCCGAAGCAGCGCATCGAGGACATCTGTGCCGACGCCATCCGGAGCATGGTCGTGAAGACCGTGCCGGAAACCCCGGTGGAGGATCTGGCGAACGTCATGACGGAACTGTCCGATGGGCAGATTTCCCCCATTTGGTATGCGATCCGTGACCTGAACGCGAAGCTCATCGACCCAAAAGACGCACTCGAATCAGCCTCGCGGATAATCCGCAGACGGTCCGCGAGCTGAGGATCTGCCGGCAGCTCGGCATCAGCTACAAACGCTGGCTCGGCTGGGAGCCGACATACCACGTGGAGCGTGACGCGCACCGGCGCATCGTAGGCTACACGCCGGAACCCGAATGGGATGAGACCGAACGTGACTGGATGCTCGCCCTCGATGATTATGAGCACACGCTGTGTCCCGAGTGCGGCATGCCCGTCAGCGTCTGTCATGACGAGCTGACGCCGACGCATTGGACCGCCGAAGCCGGCGTATGCCAGGTCACGCTCATGCGCTCCATCGCCGTCGACGAATGGAAACGCGATCATGCGGGCGAGAACGACAACAAGCTGGCCGCGTTGACGGTCGGCATCAAACCACGATAAACGGGAGGCTCATATGGCAGGCGGACTGAACCGCAACATCACCGTCCGCCTGCTCGCGGACACGTCCAACTTCACGGCCGGCATGGCCAAAGTGTCCGGCGAAAGCCAGAAGGCCGCGACCACGATGGAGGCGACCGGAGGCAAGACCAAGCTGCTGACCACCGGTATTGCCGCAGCCGGACTCGCCGCCGGCGCATTGGGCGTCGCCGCGATCAAGATGGCCGCCGATTTCGACGCGTCGATGAGCACCGTGCAGGCCAATACCGGTGCAAGCGCCGAGGAGATGGACCAGCTGCGGCAGGCAGCGATCGACGCCGGCGCCAGAACCGTCTACAGTGCCGATGAGTCCGCCGACGCGATCAACGAGCTCGGCAAGGCCGGTATGAGCACCACGGATATCCTCTCCGGTGGTCTCAACGGCGCGTTGGATCTCGCCGCGTCGGACGGTATGGCCGTCGGCGAGGCAGCCGAACTCATGAGTTCCGCGATGGCGCAGTTTAACCTGACCGGCAAGGACGCCACGAAAGTGGCCGACGCACTGGCCGCCGGCGCCGGCAAGGCGCAGGGATCCGCGCATGATCTGGGCTACGCGCTGCAACAGTCCGGCATGGTCGCCAACTCGTTCGGCATCAGCATGGAGGAGACCGTCGGCACCCTCACCAGCTTCGCTAATGCTGGCATGATCGGCTCCGACGCCGGCACGTCGCTCAAAACCATGCTCATCGCCCTGGCCAAACCCACCAAGAAGGCTCAGACCCTGATGGATGATCTGGGCATCAGTGCCTATGATTCCCAAGGCAATTTCGTGGGTCTCGCTAACCTCGCCGGCCAACTCAAGGACAAAATGAGTGGACTGTCGCAGGAGCAGCGCAATAACGCCCTCGCGACCATCTTCGGCAACGACGCGATCCGCGCCGCCAACGTCCTCTACAACGAGGGCGAGGATGGCATCAGCAAGTGGACCAGCGCGGTCTCCGACAGCGGCTACGCCGCCGACCAAGCCGCCGCGAAGAACGACAATCTCCGGGGCGATCTCGAAAATCTGTCCGGCTCGTTCGAAAGCTTGATGATCTCGATGGGCGAAGGCGGCCAAGGGCCGCTGCGATCGCTCGTGCAGACATTGGATCTGCTGATCGACGGTTTTGGACAGCTGCCCGCCCCCGTACAGCAGGGCATCGTCCTGTTCACTGCGCTGGCCGGCGGGTCGGTCGCATTGCACAAGGCGCTCGGCCCGCTGAACGCGTCCAGCAGTAGTACGGCGAAGTCTTTCAGTTTAATGCTCGACCCGATACAGCGTCTAACCGCTGCTGGCCCTAAGCTGCAAACCGGTTTCAGCCAGTTGGGAGCCGCGCTTACTGGCGCCGGTACCGGCCTGCAGTCCCTGAGCGGACAAGCCACGCGCAGCGGCACTGCACTCAAGGGGTTGAAAACCATCGGCAGCGGTCTGGTGGACATGATGGGCGGCCCGTGGGCATCGCCCTGACCATCGCGGGCGCCGCGCTCATGGCATGGACCAAGCAGGCGCAGGACGCCAAAGCCAAGGCCGACTCGCTCAAAAGTGCGTTGGAATCCACCGGCGACGCCAGCGAACAGATCATCGAAAACCTGTCGAACACGAAGATCGACAACTCATGGCTCATCCCCGACGGCATCGAACAAGCCTACTACGGGTATCAAAAACTCGGGGATCTGCTCGATGACGTCGGCATCAAGATGAGCGACATGGCCCTCGCCGCGCAAGGCAACGCGGGAGCCATGTGGCGAATCAACCAGGTCACCGACGAGATGATCTCCAAGGGAGGCAAGCAGCGCGACCTCGCGAACATCATCATAAGCTACCTCGATGAGGAGAGCGCCGCCTACACGGAGTCGTCGAAGGACGTCCAAAAAAAGACGCAGGCATTGGACGAGGTGTCGGCGGCCAACGGCGAAGCCGCAGCCTCGACGGATCAGAACGCGCAGAGCGTGGATGGATACGCTACGTCCGCTCAGGATGCGGCCGATGAGATCGACAACATGGTCAAGAGCCTGTTCACGATCCCCGGAGTCGCCCTGACCGCAGATCAGGCGTCGGCGCAGCTTGCCGATACTATCCGGCAGAACACCGACAGCATCGTGCAGAACGGCGCCGCACTGGACATCAACACCGAAAAGGGCAACGAGAATATGCAGGCCCTCTACGGTATCGCATCCCAAGCGCAGGCAACCGCCACCAAGATCCTCGAGGAGGGACAGGCCAACTATCAGGCGTCCGGCGACGCGAACACCCTCAAGGCCGCCACCGACCGGGCCAACGAGTCGCTGGGCACCGCCCGCGATGCGTTCATTCGCGCCGCGCAGGCAGCCGGCATGAACGCGCAGGACGCCGCGAACCTCGCCGACAAATACGGTTTGGCCCGAGGCAAGGCCGATGAGGTCACAGCTGGAATCAACAACATCCCCAACAACAAGTCCACCACATACACCCTGTATGGGGCGGATGCCGCGATCAGCAAGGCCGCCACCGTGCTCGACCTGATCTACGGCATCCCCGAGCATAAAACCTCGGTGATGGATCTGATAACCCGCAACAGCACCGTTAATGACGACAGCGTGGGCGTGCGGCCTCTCGGTTATACCGGAGGCGCGTACACCGGCAACGGTTTCGCGATGCGCGGCTACGCGTCCGGCGGTCGTGTCGTCGAGGGACTGATCCCGGGAAAGGCCCCCACGGCCATGCAAAAGGATAATGTCACGCTCGCCAACGCACGTGTTCGTTCCGGCGAATTCGTGTCCAGCGATAAAAGCGTCCAATATTACGGCGCCGACCTGTACGCTGCCATGAACCGTCGTCAGATCCCGCGGGAAACGTTTTATAAAGCCCCGCAGATGAGCAATTTCGGCAACACGTATGTGACCCAGTACATCACCAATCCGGTCGCGATGCCCGAAACAATCAAGATCAACAACGCGCTGGACAGACAGGCCGCCGGCATATCCAATGAGGGGTGACTGATGGAGACGATCTCTCACTACATCAACGGGATACGCATTGACGACAACCTGTGCTCGGTCCAGCAGGGATCCACCCTACTGGCCGCGATCTCCCCCACCCGCACCGTGACCACGGTTCCGGGCCGGCACGGCAGCGTGAGCAACGGGATGCCACCCTCGTTCCCGGAACGATCGGTGAGCATCAAATGCAAAACGTTCGGAGCCGCATACCGCAGCGACATGGAGCGACTGGCCCGACTGTGCACCGCTCCGAACGTCACGTTGGGACGGAGCTTCGACGGCAGCATGCAGGTCGCTCAGGCGGAGCTCACCTCGTTCGAGGCTGATGATTCCGGCGTTTACAACGGGATCGCGGCCCCGTTCACGGCGGTGTTCGCCCTGCCGGGCGTGTGGTGGCGCGACCCGACCACATTGGATCGGACGATCCCGGCGAACGCGACCGGCGTGTTGTGGCCGTCCGCACGCCAGTGGAGCCAGCGGTATTGGACGCGCTGGCAGGACGCGGAGAACGACAGTCCATCGTTGTTGGCTGATTTCGTGACCATGTGGCTGGGCGAGGCCAACGCGTCTCCAAGCCTGCTGATCCCGTTGGCGGATGGGATCCCGGACGGCATGTTCGGGGACGCTCCCATCACGGATGCGATCATCCGCTGCCCGAAGGGCGTTACGTCGGTGTCGGTTTCGGATCCGGTCACCGGGACTGGGGTCACCTGGCAGGGCACCGCCAACAGCAGTGCCTACACGTTTTTGGATGCGGGTAATGCGCGCGCATGGCAGGCCGCGTCCGACAGCCAGTGGAGTCCGGCGGGCACGGACGTGACCGGCGGCTTGGATTATCCGGCCGCCGGCATGCTGCAATGCTGGCCCGATCCCGTGTCCAACGCATACCGGCTCACGTCGAAAATCACCGGCAGCACGGAGTCGCTGCTCGCGCACGTGCGCCGCGCATGGTGGTGACCACTATCGGCCACCCCGCATACCTGATATGTACGAGGAGGTTCCATGGCTAAAACCCTGCACGCCCGATTGGTCGCCTATCTGCCGAACGGGGCGAAACTGGGTAACCTGCAGGCTCCCCTGGCGTTCGACGCGTCGGTCATCCACAATGATCTCGGAGCGCTCAAGGTCACCTATTCGCGTCGCGCCATCGGCGGCGGGATCCTCAAACGCGGCCTCGAACAGGGGCTCGAGATCGGACTCGAAGTATCCGACGGGGGCGCGTGGACGGAACCGTATAACTGCCGGTTCCTGCTCATCGGCCGGTCCCGTAATGCGGAGGACGTGTCGGACACGGTGACACTCACCTGCCAGAGCATGGGTTGGCTGGCCAACAAGATCCTCAACAACGACACCGCGCATCTGATCACGGATGGGGACAACAAGGGCAAGCGCGCGTTTTTGAGCAAGAATCCGGGCACGATCCTGCGCACGATCCTCGATGAGAACAAGGCGCGCAAGGGTGCCGGCCTCGTGCTGACCCCCGGCTTCGACACCGGCAAGGACGCGGGCAACGCGGCGTGGAAGAACGTGTACACGCTCTACTACTCACTCGGAACATCGCTCAACAGCATGCTCTCCAGCATGGTGGGCGGCGGCGCGATCGACTGGAGGACCGAGGGGCGGACCCTCAGAATCTGGAACGCCGACTCGACGAGCCTGAGCCGTGACCTGTCGGGCCGCGTGCACGTCAGCATGGCCCGCGACGTATTGGAAGCCCCCGAGGAGGAGTCGATCGAGGACCTGTCCTCCGACATCCTCGTCGAGGGCGACAACGGGCTGATCTTCCGCGAGTCCAACCCCGCCGCTCCCACCCCGTGGGGCGGTTGGGAATCCTACGTAAGCCAGGGCGGCGTGTCGGACGAGGCCACCGCGAAGGCGTTCATGCAGACCACCCTCGCCTCGAGCGCGAGGGTGCGCGGCCAGTACACGAGGTCGCTGCTCGTGACCGGCGCGCAAAGCCTGCCGTTGGTGGACTATCGCCCCGGTGATTGGATCAGCGCGCCCACCGTCCAGCACGGCGAGAAAGTACGAATCCAGCAGGTCACGATCTCCCTGTCCTCGACCGGTCTCAAAGCCTCGGGCACACTCAACGACAAGGTGTACGACTCGCAGGTGCGCGCCGCCAAGAAGATCCAGGGCATCACCGGCGGAGCGACGCTGGCCGGCTCCGAGGGCGGAATCCCCGCTCCAGAGAAGGATCATCGCACGCCGAAGCCGCCGACCGGTCTTGTGGTGCAGACTGACGCCTATATCAGTACTCGTGGCACCGCGTTGGGCCTCGCCTCATTGCAGTGGGCCGCGGTGTCGCAGGCAACGGACAACACCGCCATCGACATTTCGGGCTACCGCGTCGAATACCGGAAAAACATCGCCGGCGCGTTTTGGGTCAGTGGCGGCGTGACGGATGACGCGGTGCTCAAACTGGGCATCGGCGGCCTCGAATGCGGGCAGAAGTACGAGTTCCGCGTCAGGGCGGTGCCCACGTATTCCGACCGGTTGGGCGAATGGTCCACTCCCGTGGTCGCCCTCGTGGCCTCGGACGTGACACCGCCGTCCGTCCCCTCGAAGCCTATCCTGACCTCGAAGTACGGGATCGTGGACGTCGAATGGGATGGCAAAAACAACGTCAATGCGGGCATGGAACCGGATTTCGACCACTGCGAGGTCGGTATATCCGAGTCGAACGGCAACTGGCAGTACCGAGATTCGGTCGCGCGTGACGGGCATTGCATCGTCACCGGCCTGACCGTGTACAAGACCTACTGGTTCGCGCTCAGAAGCGTGGACCATTCCGGCAACAAGTCGGACTGGTCGGCGGGTGCGAGCGTGGCCGTGCAGTCCGCGGTCAGCAAGGAGGACCTCGACCAGCTCGACAAGGACCTCGCCGACAACAAAAAGGCGATGGAACAGGCGCAGAAGGACATCACGGCCAACCGCACCGAGATCTCGGCCGCGAACAAGCGCATCGACGCGAACAAGACCGACATCGCCAACGCGAACAAGGAGCTCACGCAGGCCAAGACCGACATCGAGCAGGCGAACAAGGAATTGGACGCGGCGCAGGGCGACATCAGCCAGGCCCGGAAGGACATCACCGCCAACCAGAGCGCGATCGCCAACGCGAACAAGACGCTGGACGCGGCCAACAAAACATTGGCGTCGCATACCGCGTCGATCGAATCGAACCGGCAATCCATCCAGTCGGCCGCGTCGAAGGCGCAGACGGCGCTCGACAAGGCCAATTCGGTCGGCAAGAGTCTGGACGGTTTGCACAACGTGTTCGAGGGTCCCGACGATCCGACCACACTGTCCGGCGTGACCGTGCATCAGGGGGATTTCTGGTACAAGACCCAGAAATGCTGGACGCGTTGGAGCGGCCCCGAGAATAACAGTGCGAGTTTGCTGGCTGATTTTTACACCTACTGGTTGGGCCCGCCGAACAATTCGGCGTCCGTGCTGGTGCCTCTCTCGTCGAGGGTCATCAACGTGTACGTGTACGACGGATCCAGTTGGAACGAACGCAATCTGGTCGCGGCGAACATCCTCGCCACCGGGAGCGTGGTCGCCAAGAACATGGCGGCCAACAGCATCACATCCGACAAGATCGTGTCCGCCGCGATCATCGCGGACAAGCTCGCCGCGAACGCGGTGACCGCCGGCAAGATCGCCGCGAACGCGGTCAACGCGGCCGCGATCATCGCAGGCGCGGTCACGACCGAGAAACTGGCCGCCTTGGCGGTCACGGCCGACAAGCTCGCCGCCAAGGCGGTCATAGCCGGCAAGATCGCGGCGAACGCGGTCACGGCGGAGACAATAGCCGCCGGCGCGGTCGTGGCGGGCAAGCTGGCCGCGAACAGCGTGGCCGCGGGCAACATCGTGGCCGGCGCGGTCACCGCGGACAAGCTCGCCGCGAACTCGGTCAATGCGGGCAAGATCGCGGCGGGCGCGGTAACCGCGGACAAGCTGGCCGCGAACAGCGTGAACGCGTCGAAGATCGTCTCGCAGTCGATCACGGGCGACAAGATCGCCAGCAATACGATCGTCGCGAGGAACATCGCGGCGCAGTCGATCACGTCGGATCGGATCGCGGCCGGCCAGTTCACGGGCTACGTGTTCACCGGAGCCGTGTTCCAGTCCTCGACCGCCGACAATACCGGCTGGAAGCTCAAGGGCAACGCCCTGGACATGTGGGACTCTAAGAAAAACCATACGGTGCATCTGGACGGCGAGGGCGAGGCCAACTATCTGACCGGCCGGTTCCAGACCGGGATCAGCGGGGACCGGCTGGTCATCGACCCGGACTTCGCCACGCATACGATCGGGGACCCGAACCGCACCCAAAGCGGCGCTGGCATCCAATTCCCCCTGCAGCAGTCGTATTACACGGCACCCTACATCTCCTCGCAGTCGATCGACTCGACCAAGGGCCTGATCAGCGTGCTCTCGTTCAACGGCGGGATGCGCACCGACGGGACGGCCGGCTACGGGACCGGGTTCGGCGCGTACGGGGAGATGGGACAGACCCGCATGGGCGACGCCAGCAGCAAGGAACAGGCGACCGTCCGGTTCCTGGCGAAATGCGACTACGCGCACAAAAGCGCGGACACGACCCGACGCGACTGGTACGCGAACAGCATGCTCAACACGACCAGCGGTTCGGGCACCCACGCCTACCTGTACGCGCACAAGCCCAACAACACGTACGCGGCGGTCGGCGCGCGATGCCGGGACCCCAACGACGGGTCCGACGGGTACGTGCGCGCGTACCTCGAGGCCACGGACCCCAACGGGACCGTTGGCGTCGAGGCGAACATCAGCACCGGATACCTGTACATGGGCGGATTCCTGGGCAACTACCCCGGACGGGGAACGTTCCTGAAAACCCATTGGCGCACATGGACGGGCGGTTCCGGCACGGGCCGATACCCGGACGTCAAGTACACGTTCACGCCGCCGAAATACGGGTATTACACGTGGATCGCGTGCGGCGACGCGGGCACGGACCAGTGCAGCGTGCACACCGCCTACCAGCAGGCCGGATCCGTGACCGTGCTCGGCTGGGGCAACGCGGGCATCGACGTGTACACCAGCCTGTTCGGCTGGCTCAACAAATCATGACAGGAGGCCACATGGATCCGATCATCGACGGCAACACGCTGCTCATCCCCATCGAGTCCGACACGGGGCAGACCGGATGGCATGCGATCGGCCTGGACGCGATCGCCTCATGGGGCGAACTGTTGGGCACCAATACGGACGCGGAAACGGTCGCGGCGATGCTCTCCGCCACGGATCCCGGCCCGCTCGACCGCGAGACCGGGGCGAACGCGTTCACGCCCGCCTACCAGCAGGCGGAACGAGACCGGCTCGCGGACCTCAACCAGACCACCGCGGCGCTCGTCCGCCCCGTCGATCCCGTGTCGGGCGCGCTGGTCGCGGACGGGCGCGCGGAAACACGCCGACTGCTCGCACTGGACGGCACGCCGACCAATCAGTACGAGCGGGACGCGCGAGAGGCCGCCAGCCAGGCGGTCGGCCTGCCCGCGGTCGGCGTGCCCGCTGTCCTCTTGTACGCGGCCGAACCAGTGCCGTCCATCCGCCTGCCCGACACGATCGACGCCAGTCGGCTCGCCAGCCTGCTCGACCAACACGCGCCCACGATCGAGCAGGCGCGCGACGAGTTTTTGCAAGCCATCACACCAACCATCAAGGAGGACCAATGAGCAACCAGACACCACAGACCGAACCCGCCCAAGCGGATGCGAGCGACGTGATCGCCACCCTCAGCCAGCAGATCAGCTCGCTGAGCGTGGACCTCGCCATCGCACGCGCGCAGATCACCGCACTGCAACGACAGGTCGACGATCTGGCCACCGTCAAGGCCAAGTGACACCGGTCCAACCCATACAAGCCACCCCCGCCACGGGTGGCTTTTTTCATACCTCGAAACCCAAGAAAAGGGGATGACATGCAACTAAACAACCTGATGCCCAACGCGTCGCTCAGGCCCGCGGGCAGCAAGCCCGACACCGTGACACGGTGTGCGACCACTGACGGATTGGGACTGGTGGTACGCCAACAAGCCCACCAGCCGGATCTACGGGGACCTCATGCCGTTAAGCTGACCACTCCCGTATTGGGGGTGGCGGCATGACGTTGATAACGAACTGGCATCGCAACGCTAAACAGGATCCGGCCGGGTGGAAACCCGACTACGACACGGACAACGTGGCCATCTATCTGAACCCGACCACGCACGATCTGATCTGCTCGAACAAGACCGCCTCGTCGCACGAGGTCACCTACAGGCTCGACCTGCCGGCCGGCGACTGGATCTGGCACGGCTACCTCTGGGCCGCCAAGGGCACGACGATGCCGGACATCGGCTGGCTCCTCGTGGGCCCAGACTCGGGCTCATGGTCAACGTGGGGCATGTACAAAGACCCGAACATGTACATGCTGTGGGTCAACGTCGCGTTCACGGTCCCAGCCTCCTACACGGGAAAAACCAAACTGAACCTCGAAGTGCCGGCCGGCAACGGCAACGGCATCCACTTGAGGAGCCAGGTCGTCGCCACCAAACAGGACTGGGCCGCGATACAACGACTCGGCCTGCCGGACGATTACTTTGACGGAGACACCATGCCATTAGCAAATGGGGGTGGGGGGGATGTAACACTCATCCTCGCCCTGTTCACGCTGCTCGCCCTCAGTATTGGGGGTTGGCAGCATGACCCTCATCACCAACTATCTGCCAAATCCGCGTTGGCAGTCGTCTGGAGCGCGTTTGTCGAAACTGACCGGCTGCACCGTCAGCTACGCGTCCAACTACACGCCGGCGAACAGCACGTGGCCGGGCATGACCCTGACCGCGAGCCGGGACGGGGACAATTGGGGCGAAATGAACGTGAGCCTGCCCGCCGGAGCGTCTCTCGCCATGATCGCGTCCAGCAGCTACCCCGCGTCCGCGTCCCAGTCCGGCAGTGCGATGAGCCTGTGGGATTCGACGGGCACCAAATGGCTCGTGAACCTGCCGGCCGGTTGGGCCAAGAGCGTGACGTTCACGGTCCCCGCGAACGGGATCGTCAAACTCACGTTCCGCGCCCCGAAAACCAACGGCGACCACTGCAATCTCATGTGCGCCGGGATCTACGATCCGACGGCCGTGCCGGTCGTCTCGACACTGCCCGGCTCGTGGTTCGACGGCAATCTCATGCCCCTCGGCTGACGAGCGTGATCGGCGGTGAGCGCCGATGAGTCCGATCACGAATCTGGAACTCGACCCGCACGCATACCGGTTGCGCCAAACATGGCAGGCCAACGGCACCCAACAGGACAACGGGCGATGGCTGTACAAGCCAACCGCTGGGGCCGACAAATGGTCGATCTACCCGACCGCCGAGGGCCGGGCGGGCAACATCGTCGTCGTCAGGCTCACCGGAGCCGACATGACCACGCTGGACACCGGGCCGAACGCCAGCCTGCAGAAAATCGAGGCCGGCAGCTCGACCACGGCCGCGTTCCGCATCACCGGCGACAACAACGCGCTGATCATGCCAAACAGCGTCGCGTCGATCATCCTGTACGAGGTCACCCTGCTCGCCTCGCGGGCGGATTACGACCGTCTGCGCACGACCGGCATGTGGACATTCGCGGGCGACACGATGCCACTCAACTAAGGAGGAGGCCAATGGCCTGATGACAGAAACGATACCCGTATGGCTCACGTTGGTGGGCATGATCCTCGGCAGCGGGGCCACGGCCTCGATCACCGGGTGGCTGCTCAACAGGTTCGACAAGCCTACCGCGTTGGAGGAGGCCGTGCGCGTGCTCCTGTTCTGCAAATTGGAACGCATCAACGATGATCAGGTCGAGGCCGGCCACGTATGCCCAACCCACGTCAAAGAGAGGGCCGAGCAGATCTACGCGGCCTACCACGGGTTGGGCGGCAACGGGTTGGGCACGCAGATGATCAACGACATCCGCGACGCCCACATCGCACCAGACAAGGAAGGAGCACATTGATGACGGCATTCGACGATTGGGTCGCACGGAATACGGGCGCATTCCGGGACGTGGACGGCGCGTACGGGGCCCAGTGCTGGGATTTGTTCGCCGCCTACTGCACGGACCTGTATGGGGCCGGGCCGGGGCAGGCCAACACCGCGAGTTCGGGCCCGTGGGCCGGCTATGCGGGCAGCCTGTACGCCTCGTACCCGGTCACCCCGTGGCAGGGGGCCGCGTTCGAGCGGATCCCCGCCGGCAGTCCGGCACGAAAGGGCGACGTGGCGATATGGGCGTCCGACGCGGGCCATCCCGTCACGCATGTGGCCGTCGTCATCCAGGACGCGGCCGCCGGACAAGGCATCCGTGTGATCGCGCAGAACGCGGGGCCCGCGCAGAACGCTCGCATCATGTGGGAAACCCCCGCCAGTTACGGCTATCTGCGCCCGAAAAACCAACAACCAATCCAAGGAGATATTGACATGCCAGCCAAAACCGATCCCATCAACCTGCCCAACGGACAGGCCGTCACCGTCGAATACGCATTGCAGGCGATCCTGAACAACCAGAGCGCCTTAAAGAAGGACCTCGCCGCCATGGGCAAGCGCCTCGGCCCCGTCGACGGCTATTCGTTCGACTACCTGCCAGCGATCCTCAACAATCTCAACGCATTGTTCGGACTGGTCGGCAAATCCGATGGGCAGCCGTTGACCGACGAGCAGATCAGCCGGCTCGCCGACAGCCTCAGGACCAACCTCGGCGCGAGCGTCGCCGGCGAACTCGCCAAGCGCCTCAACGATTAGGACACGTTCCGATGACACGATTCGACGACTGGTATGCGCGCCATGTCAACCGCGGCAGCGACATGGACGGCGCGTACGGCACCCAATGCTGGGATTTGTGGGCCAACTACTGCGCGGAACTGTGGAACATCCCGCAGTGGGCCACGAACACGAGCCCGACCGGCCCCGACGCCGGCCTGGCCGGCAGCATCTACGAGAACTGGCCACTCAACACCACGATCGGCCGGTATTTCACGCGCCTGCCCGCGGGCGTCAGCCCGCAGAAGGGCGATGTGGCGTTTTGGGCTAGGGACGCCATGCATCCGGTCACGCATGTGGCCGTCGTCATCCAGGACGGCGTGCATTCCGGGCGCATCCACGTGCTCGCCCAGAACGTGGACGCCTCGATGCTCGCCCGCGACATGTGGGACACGCCAGCCTCGAACGGCTACCTGCGTCCCAACGACAAAACCCCATTAGGAAAGGAAAACACCATGGCACTCACCGACCAGGAAATCATGCGCCTGTGGACCCACAAGCTCCCCTGCGGCAGGCCCGCACGCGACATCATCTCGGACGCGACCAGCGACGTGATCCGCATCCACGACACGATGCTGCCCGCCATCACCAACGCCCTCAACGACAGGACCGACTACGCGGGTGATGGGCAGATCGGAAGAGCACACGTC